GTTAATTTTGATTTTTTTCCGTCTTTATTTGTAATGTATATGTGAGATTTTGTTTTAACTAATGTATCGTCAAAATCAAATATTCTTAATTTTTTGGTTTCTTCTTCTTGCAGTGGTGTAAATGCGTTTACCATTGGGTTTCCGTAAACTTTACCCAACTCAATATTACGACCATCTAACTTTGCAAATCGTTGGCCGAAAAAGAATTCTTTAAGTAAATTAACCATTTAATTGTTTCTTAGTCTTTGGTAGTGCTTTTTCTAACTTATCATTCTCTTTTGTAAGGAACTCAACTTTAACACCCAATGCTGCGACTTCTCTTGTAAGTTCCAACACCATATTACGAAGGTCATCTTTCTCTTTTGCTGCAGATTCTAATAATGCTTCTAATTTAGAGATACGGTCTTTACAATCGTGTCTGATAAACTCATCATCTCTATCTTTATTTAGTGCTCTCTTTTCGTAGTATCTCCAAGCTCCTGTTCCACCTAATACGGTTATTGCCGTAATTATTACTGAATACATGTTTTCCATTACTTTTCTCCTAATTTATGATAGCCTGTGTTAGCTTGGTTAATAAATTGCATTGCCTGTGAAATGTGGTCTTGAATCCATCCCGGTAAATCCATTTCTTTCTCTCCTACTTTACCTTTTAATTCAGTTGCGTTTCTAATAATATCATCCAATTGACCACCTGCCATAGATACTTCGTGGTCTTGTGTTTCAGGACCTTCGTTTAATTTACTTTTTAATAATTCAGTCATTTTATTATAGACCTGCTCTCCACCATCTTGTCCAAATCTATATGCTCCACCCAATTTTTCATAGATTTGAATCTTATGTTTCATTGGAAGTTTTTTTTCGTTCACTGCTTTCCAAATCTTAGGGTGTGTTATTTCAAATTTCATATTTTATTATTGTATATACGGATATAAATATATATTTTTAATATTAAAGTTTATTCAATTCATTATTAAAATTACTTTCTGCAATTTTTCTAAATTCATCTTTCCTATTAATCGATTTAATTACATCGTTATAGTAATTTCTATTTCTAAATGTGTAATCTTCACACACCACATAATTATTTAATTTAAATTGATATATTTCATTTCCTTTTTTTCTCAATATATCAATTGCCCACATTATAAAAGTATCTTCTACCCCATAGTGTCCAAATGATTCTGGAATACTTGTTAAATCTAATAAATTTTTAGATATACATGTAAACCATCCACCTGCAAATTTTGATGCCGGCTGTCCCAATACATTATTGTTTACCAATTTTATAGAAACATCATCATATAAACCACATTCCATATACGGGTCATTTGTTTTATGATAATTCAATGGTTTATCTAAATAATTTTCATTAACCAAACAATCCCAAGTATTATCCCATATTTTAACTATCTCAGGTGTTAATACATAATTTGAAATACCTTCTTCTTCAATTCCAACTATTGCATTTTCTAAATAAAATAATATTTGTTCATCAAATACAATATCACTATCTAACCATACAAAATGTGTAGCATCGATTATTTCTAAATGTGCATTTCTTCTAGATGAAACACATCCCAATATATCTTCTCTCATTTGGAATATTGGATTATCAGTCCAATTTGTTAATGGTTTTAATGATTCAAATTTATCAATAATAAATTGTTTATCTAATTTAGAACCATTCCAATCAGTTAAATAATTGGATATACCCAATGAAATACAAAATTGATAATTTCTTCCATCTATAAATTTAGATGCTCTTTTTAATGAAATCAATATTCTTTCTAAATCATCTATTTCATGTGGTAATATAAATGTTGTAAAAACTATTTTCATTTGTATAATTCTTTTATTTTGTTTTTAATATACGGGTCTCTATCGTATTGATGAACTATTGTAAACTCCTCACCTCTTTGGTTATAGAATCTATTGTTATCTTTATATATAGGTGTTGGTTCGGTTATTGATAATTTGTCTTTATTTACCCACACCGTTCCCAACTGAGTTACAAATCCTCTCTCTTGTTCAATAAACTCCACACTATATTTATAATGGTCTAATCTCAATAAAACATTAAATGCAGCTTGGTCGGATAATTGTTCTGGGTTTGCAGTTGTTTTACTCCATCTATAAATGTCAATAAATAAATCTCTGATTGCTTCTTTTTTACCAACAATTGTTCCTGCACAATAACTAATTTGTTCTTTCATTCCAAACTCCCACTCCATAGGAAATGTTGTTCCACTATTTACACATGCCCACGGGTCATCACTCAATTTAATACATTCACTAAATGCAAGTATATCTTTTCTCATCCATTTGTTTAACCATTCGGTTGGGTCTTTTTGAAATATCACATCTTTTACATCTGTCCAAATTATTACATCGGTTTGGTATTCTTGTAATAGGGCATACATATCTCTAAATCTTTGTATGATAATGTGTTCTTGTGTTTCCGATTGTGCTATTAACCAACCTTTCTTCGTAAGATATTCTATGACTTCATTTGACACATCATATACCAACATTAACTTTTCACCTTTGAATCCACTTTGTTCAATTGATTCAACATATGGTTTAATGTCTTGTACACTATATTTGGTTATACATCCTACTATTGTATATTTCATTATAATTGTTTTATTATTTCTATATCCTTTACATAATCTGCAATCTCATAATCTTTCCAATCGGTATAGTTTGGATATAAGTCAGGTCTTTCGTGATACCAAGTTTGAACCATTTGTGGATTTTGAACGACTTCATATCCACCTGCCATTATAACCAATTGTGCCAAACAATCCGACCAACCTATAAGTTTATTTTGACTTGCAATCATATCATAGTTTAGTTCCAATACAGGTCTAAATTTTTCCCAACTTATAATCCATTTTTTACAATCAATTATAAATCCACCACCTGCACCATATCCTTTATTACCAAATGGGTTTGTAGGTATGTTTGTATTTCCACCAATTTGTTTAATAACATCTAATAGAATTTCCGGCATTACATTTGTATTATATTCAAATCCTGCAATACCAAATTCATTATTTTTTATGATACTGATTGGTTTGAGAATAAAACTATCTTCTTCCAATATTATCATAAATTTAGAATCGGATTTTTTACATGCCCAATATATGTTATCACACCAAAGTAATGCGTTATCTATCGGCCAACATTCCCTACCAATATTATGTTGTTGATGATTTCCTGGATATCCTATTTGAAATGGATTCTTTGAACATTCTGCATTATATTTTTTTGCAACCCTTTTATAGTTTTCAAAATCACCATTATCATCTACTTTAATGAATATATCACCATCTGGATAGAACTCTCTAAACTTACGGAATACATGGTCTGCTGCTTCCCAATTCTTATAACCCCATAAATATGCATTCAACCATTTATTCATATCTTGTTAATTTATATATTGGATTATCATCACTTCTATAAAATTCATCACATACCCATTTAACATTATCTTTACCAACCAATTCACACATTGGTAAATACATATTATGCATCGCTACTCCAACACCATCGTGTGGGTCACTCTCCATTCTAATAATGGCATCAATGAACTTTGATATCATTGAATGTGGGAATACATAAAATGTATCCGATACAATTGGCAAATGTGTAAATTCGGGTTCTCTAAATAAAAAATTAAATTTATCAAATTCAAAATTATATTTTTCAAATGGATTAAAATTAAATGATATATCAAATCTGGTTGAAATAATTAAATCCAATTCTTCATTTTCTAATTCATACAAACTATTAATATAGGTTGCTGATATTGTTTTCATACCATTTTCCAACTTATCACCGCCACCAAATTTATTATAGTTTGGGTCTAAAAATGTTGATTTTGTTGGATTGTATGTTTTTATAATATCTTCTTTTTTTGTAGAGTCATATGTAAATAAATAAAAATGTATTTCATGTCCTTCTTGTTTTAATGGGTTGATAATGTTATTCATAAATCCTTCCAAAGCATCTTCATAATTTCGATATCTTCCAATAGTACCATCGTTATATGAAACTCCTACTAAATTAATTCCTATTTTCATATTATATTATTTTAATTTGTGGAAATAATATAATAAATTTACCAACGTATCCATCATTTCTTAAACTTTCAATAATAACATCTTTGAAATTATGTGCTAATATTAGTATGTAATCAACTTTGTTTTCGTTTATATATGTTCTATCTTTGATTTGAATGCCTGTGCCTGGAATAAACTTTCCTTGTTTTAGGTCAGTATCATCAATTACGACATCTAAAATTGCATCATCAATTTTTGCACTATTAAGGAATATACATCCTTTTGCCGCTGCTCCAAATCCTATAATATTAGACCCATCAGCTTTTAACATTCGTAAAAACCCATTACAATCAGAAATATGTTCTTCAATTACTTCACCCCAATCTTCATAGTATTTTTGGTCTATTGATTGTTCTTCATCTATAAGTTTTTGTACACCATCACAAACATACCAATCTCCTTTTTTAGAAATCAATAATCTCAATGTTCCACCATGAATTGGATATCTAACTGCTTTTATTATTTCTAAACCAAACTTGTCAAATAATTGTTTAAGTGGTTCTACTAAATAAAAGTAAACATGCTCATGGTATATTTGGTCAAATTGTAAAGTTTGCATATTTGTTTTCCAATAAGGAAATTCCAAACACCAAATGCCCTTATCATCCAAACTCATTGATATTGCTTCTGTGAAATCTGCAATAGGTGGAGTATGTTGAAATACATTGGTTGAAGTTATTAACTTAAATTTTTTATTTAATGTCTCTGCGGTTTCTACTCCCCAAAATTTATTTATTGCAGGTATTCCTCTTTCTCTACTTAAATCGGTAATATTGGTTGACGCATCAATATTTAATACATCCAAATATGGTTTCTTTTCTAAAAATGATTTAAGTAAAGTTCCATCATTACCACCAATATCCAATATCTTATCACCTTCTTTCAAATCTAAATAAGTGTCAACAAACCAAAACATTTCTTTACAATGGTCTGCATATGCTTTTACAACACCCGATTTATATGAGTATTGTGAAAACATTAAATTAGGGTCTATATTTTCAGTAAGACATGATAGTTTGCTTTTAGTAAAATACTGAACTGCTAACGGATATTTTTTACAATCTAAAGATTCTTCTCTGGTATCTAATAAATTATTTACCAATGGCATTTCACCTAAATCAATGTATGTAAATCTTTCCGAATCATTTGTGATTGGACAATTTATAACTTGTGTAACTTCTTTCATTTATTTATAATCGTTTATATAATCCGAACAAATTCCAATACAAGTATCCAAATCATCATTGTAAATTTCAGGCATAACCGCAATACTACCTTTAATCGGTTGTTTACCAGGATATGCCCAAATTACATTCATTGATGTAAGTGTTAGAGTATCTTCTTGATGCCAAAAATAATTAAATCCACCAATCATATTAAACCACTCCATTGCTTCTACATTTTTACAATGTATCCATAATTTTTCATATCTCTCATTGAACCAATTTTGTGTTACACCATATTGTGGTTTATCGTGTCCTAAAAATATAATACCTTCAATCATCCACACATCTATTTCGACATCAAATCCATCTGATATTGCTTTATCAATATACATTGGTTCGTTTTCATATGATTCAAACTTTCCGTTTGTATTTCCTCTATGTGATATTAGTACCATAATTTATTTTCTCTTAATAGGTCAAATTTTAAGTCAGGATGTTTTACAACTAAATCGTATAATCCTTTCCTATCAATCATTCTTGTAAAATTCTTTTCTTGGAAATATATTCTACCCAATTTAACCGCATCTTCTATCAAATTATCAAATGCATCATAATGAGTTTTTCTATATAAATCAGAATTACTTACATATAAATTATCATCACAGATTTCGGAATTTCCCCAATGCCATGCCGATACATTTATTTTGTTTGGGTCTACATTTTCTAAATTACAATATCCACCTAAATCATATCTACCTCTAATAACGTAATCATAATCACCTTCTACCAATTCACACACCTTTTGCCAACCATGCATCATTGGAAATCCTCTAAAATTTCCTGCAACATCATATGGCTTTGTAGGTCTAGATAAAGATTCATCTGCTTCCAATCCATTTACATAATCTGCAAAACTAAATGGGTTTTCTGAAATGTATTTTTTAGGACTGTATAATGATAATATTTTTTCATATTCCTCATCTTCCCAGAAATGTAAATAGACATCTGCATTATATTTTTCAATTATTTGTTTCCAAAATTGATTATAACCTTCTTCTACTTTTCTAGGTAATCCTGATATTGCAATTGCTACTTTCATTATTTATGGTTCTCCAAATAATAATTCAAATCTTCTGGTGTTCCTAATCCCCACATTTTTTCAATGTTAAATGTTTTGATTTTTTTACCATCTCCAATTGCTTCATTGAAAGTTGGACAAGTATAAAACTCATTATTGGTTCTGATATTCTTTTCAATCATTTGTTCTGCGTATTTTACATAGTCCGAACCTTTAGCCCAATAGTAAACACCAACAGTTGCGATATCTGAAATCGGATTCTTCTCTGCTACTTCCGTTACATAACCATATTCATCTACTTTAGCGAATGACCATTTAGGGTGTGTTGCTTTGAATGTTAAAATACCACCATCTACTTTTTGTTCAATCATCTTATACATAAACTCATTACTATCCCACTCTACAAATTGGTCAGAGTTTGCCATAACTAATGGTTGGTCGTTGTCGATATATTCTTTTGCTAATAAAGTAGTACATGCTGCACCTTCGGTAATACCATCAACTTCAACAATCTTACAACCTGGTGTAATTAAGTTAAGTAATGTGTCTAAATTATATTTTGCTCTATGCTCTTTTTGAACTACATAGATGTATGTTGCTTCTATATTAAGATTGTCAACTACAACCTGTATCATTGGTTTTCCCTGTACATCAATTAGTGGTTTTGGGAATGTGTAACCTGCTTGTTGAAATCTACTTCCGGCTCCTGCCATTGGGATAAGTACATTCATTTTACCACCCTGCCATTTTGGTATATTCATAGTGTTTTGTGTTTCATCTAATTTACTAATAATTTTTGATATTACCAAATCTTTTGGAGAATCTACTCTTAATACATTTGCTCTACTTCTACTTGCTGCCAAAAGTCCGTGTGGTGAGTCCTCTACGATTAAAGTTTCCTCAGGTAATACACCCATCATACTCATAGACTTCCAATACATTTCAGGATGTGGTTTAGAGTTCTTTACATCCTCATTAGAGATGATTAAATCCATATACTCAATTATACCTATCTTAGCTAACATAACCAACACAGACCTTCTAATTGAGTTTGAAGCACATGCTAACTTATAACCTCTATCTCTTAATTCCTTAAACAATTCAATCTTTTCTAAATCAGGTTGTAATTGTGAAATAGCTTCTATCGTTAGGTGTTGCTTTCTATACCAAATATCATCATAGAATTCTGGGTGCAATCCTTTATTTTTTGTAAGTAGTTCTAATTTTTGAGTTGTCTTTAATCCATCATATATTGAAAGATGTTCAGCTTCAGTAATTACATACTTCTCATCAATTTCTTTTAGAGCTTGATTTAATGTATCGTAGTGTATTTGTTTTGCTTCGACTAGTACACCATCTAAGTCAAAGATAATTAATTTTGTCATTATTTTCCGTATTTTTGCCAATCATTATGTTTGAATAACCCTTCACCATGTGCAACACCAAATTCTTGTTCGGCCCACCATTTACTAATATTACCTTCCAATGCAATTCCATCTCCTGCAAATTGTCTAACTGTTTCTAAATAAAAATCTTTCTTATACATTGTTGGATTATTAGTCCAATTACCCCAACGAGATGTGGTTGTAAAATACTGCCCTAATTTTTGTATTTTATCTGGAAATTCAACGGATGGGTCTAACCAATGTAGTGAATCCAATAAGTGTGGTGAGGTACAACCAATCTCATTATCATAATAAGTTAATTCACTACCTTGATGTCTAAATGAAAAATGTGGATTTCCTGGTTGTTCTCTATGTCTATATCTAACAGCATTCATACCACATCCATCTAATAACTTAATACCATCTTGCAATCTCTTATATGTTATTTCTCCGTTCTCTATTAAATTCCAATCATGTTCCAATACTAAAACATTATCAGTTTGTGCATTTTCTGTTAAACGAATAAATGCTTGACCTATTCCGATATTCTTTTGTAAACCTATGAAATCTAATCCAAAGTGTCTTGCAATCTCTATATCCTGTGGAGTTACTTCCTGAAATAAAATGGTCACATCATTTCCCATATCGAATAAACCATTTTCGTAATATGTAGTTAACGTATCTACTAATACTTGTCCACTATGCCAGGATAATATTCCTATGCTGATTGGTAATTTTTCCATAACTTATATTTTTCTATTAATTTATCAACTCTTTGTATTTGTGTATGATTTGCTATAACTTTTGCCATTCCGTTATACGCAATTCTTTCTCTTTCTTCTTCATTTTCATTGTAGTAATTCATTTTTTCAATACAATCAAACATTTCATCATAATACACAATATCTTCACCATCTATAAACATATCTCTCAATCCTGTTTCTGGTGGTAAGTTATCGGTTAAAACCATTTTACCACAGGCCATTGCTTCAAATATTCTACGAGTAATTTCTTTCCATCTACTATTTTGAATAACCATTAAACCTTTATTCAAAAATTTAGTATGTTCTTCTGCGTTCATTCCATTTTGATTTCCAATTGCTCCTTCTGCCCAATGTGTAAGATAATCTAAAAATTCAGAACCACCTCTACCTCTACTTGTTACACCCACATATTCAGGTTCTAAATTCATAGGAAACTGAACTGCGGTGTCTGCCCAATGTGGAACCCAGTCTGCATTTATACCACATATTTTATATTCTTCGGCTGATACTTTGTCAGGTGTAATTGTGTAATGAAACCGATTTGCTTTTGGATAATTCCTTTCAAAGTTTTGTGGGTCATCTCCACTTTCCTGAATCCAAAATGAATTTGGTTTTAAGTTCTTATCCAACCATTTAGAATCAAATCTACCCCAATCCATAAACAATACAACATCGGTTGGTGTATCTTGTTGAATCCACAATTGTAATGCGGAATCATCACCATTTGGTATTGGAACTATTTCAGTTTCCCAACCTCTTTCTTTGAATTCATTTAACAATGATAGTGGTGTTGACCATGTTTCGTTTGGTTTGCAATCGTATATAAATGTTATTTTATTTTGCATATTCTTCTCTTTTGAATAAAATTTCATAATGATTTTCACCTTCTCTATTATATGATGAATATGGTTTCCAATCTTTCCCCATTTGAATAAACGAATGTTCTGCAGCAAATCTATTATTTCTTTTTACACCATCTAAATTTATTGTTTTAGCGTATGATGCTTTCATCCACCAAAAATTACCAGAATATATTTTCCAGGGGCCGGCTTGGCCATATAATGTACCATATGTATTATATTCGGTTTTATTAAAAATATTAAATACGTTTTTATTCAATTCTATATTGAAATAATTCATAAGATGTTTCCAACTTATTATATTTTCATATTGTGAATCATTTTGTTTTGATGCACCTTTTGTATGGATATATAAAATATAATCGGAGTCATCAAATTTTTCTTTGTCATTAAAAATTAAATCCAATGTAACAAATTCATTACCGCCTGACCTGATATCACGTACTTTTGTTTTATCTAATACTTTTAGTATTTCCGATGTTGGTTTATTATCACCCGCAATAGAAATTCCAATATTTAGTGTGTAAGGAAAATCAAAATGTTTTTCTATTAAAGAAAGTTGTTCATCTATTATGGATTCAACACCATCGATTGCATATATGTGATAATATATGTGTACCATTATAAAGTATCGTAGTAGTTATTTTGTCTTTCTTGTCTTTCAATTGTTTTTGGATGTCTAATACAATATATTTCGTCTGCTGGAAAATTTGTATATGATTCAAATCCCATAATTCTTTCATGTACTTTACCACTCCATCCAATTTTGCCAGAGTTTTTGTAGATACGAGTTTGAACATCTGGAAAATTTACCCAACCTTTTTCATTTACATTCCAGCCCCATTTTTTAATATGTGTGTCGGTTAATCCTTCTACTGTATTGATTCTAGGAACAACAATCATATCTTTATCAGTATTACTATCTAATAATGCTTCCATATTTACAATCAAGTCCGGTGTTAAATACTCATCTGCATCTAACTGAAATATCCACTCACCTTTACATTGTGAGTTTAATAAATTTTTCCATTGTGCAAAGTCATTATTAAATTCTGATTCTATAAGTGTGATGTAGTCTGCGTTTGCTTGCAATTCCAAATACTCTATTAATTCAATTGGTGCTTTTGGTGTATCTAATAGAACTACTATTTCCGAATTTTCTTCTTTGTAGTTTAATAATTGACTTACTAATCTAATTGTTTCTTTGACTTCATTACAAGCCGTTATTGCGTAACTTAATTTCATTAAAATATTTTTTCGTCAGTTGAATTTGTATAACTCCATGCACTCCCACTCGGATATCCATATGTAGTTGATGTTGTTCCAAATCCAAATGGTGGATTACCAATTGTAATTGAACCACCTCCTGGTGTTGTTGTAATTGTTGTTCCCGTTGGTGTTTCTGGACCTCTTGTTCCATATGGGTTAGGCATTGGGACATCTATTGCATCACTATATCTATTTTTTCTAAATGTATTATGGTCGTTTAATAAACCACCCATGGGGATTGTATTGTCATCTACTTCTGATAACTTTTGTTTTAAGTAATCCCATTGTTTTGGAGTAATGTTAAATTCATGTACTCCTTCCGTAAATCCTTTTAACCAAAGGACGAATTCTTTTGATGTCATAACTATTTATTTTGTTTTTGAGATTTTTCATCTATTCCGGTTACTGTTTTGGATTTTGGTGTCATTTCATTCACATCCATATTCAATTCAAATACAGTATCTAATCCGCTTAATTTATATGTTCTATACGAATCTCTACTTACAACTGGTATTTTTTTTACATATTTGTCAAAAAAAGTAGAACTTTTACCTTTCATTTGTATAAGTTCCGTATCCTCATTTACCATTTTAGAAAAAAATCTTTTTATTATTTGAGGATTTACAGTTGTTACTTTTACAGCATGAACTATATCTTTCGATTTAGAAACATATAAAGTGTATATAATTGGGGTTTCTCCCGCACTATATGTTTTACTATTTCCGTCAACATATGTATATTCTTTTACAATATAAAAAGTTCCACTTTTCATGCTAGATGCGGCTATTTTTGTCCTATCATCTATATATTTTTTATATGTTAAAAAATAATTTCTTATCACTTATTTAACATTTTTAACTTTGGTAATTGTAATTGTTGGAACTTGGGTTGCATTTTAGTATAAATACCATACTGATTTAAAATAACATCAAATAATTTAGTCATTTTTTCTAAACTAAAATTTTGTTTGTTTTGTTTACCTAACTGAAATGATTCAGTTTTATACTTGTTATAATTCTTATAAACATCTTTTATAGATACTAAAGCTTTTGAAATATTTACATTAAACCATTGTGATTCTTTTAATAAAAACTGGTCGGCTGCTGATTCGTGTACAGGTTTTAATTCACCTTCTAATAATACTGCACCTTGTTTTAAGAAATCAATGTGGCCACTCCAATTAGATACAATTACAGGTTTACCTGTTAAACTGAATTCTAATAGGGGTCTACCAAATCCTTCACCTTTTGTAAAGTTTAGCATTACTTTTACTTTTGGATGTTCATATAATCCATTCATTTCGGATGAAGTTAAGTCACCATGTAAAAGATAAATTGGAACCGATTTATAGTCTTTCCCTAATACTTCTTTAATTTTTTTAATAGTAGTTTCTCTATCCATCACACTAAATCCTGCTGAACTGGTTTTAAGAACTAATGCTGGTTTAACCTTTTCGTTTTTGAATGCCATTGCGAATGTTTTAATCATCATTCCCACATTCTTTCTATCTTCACCCAAATCACCTCTTAACCAATGCCCTACAAATAAGAATGCAAAATCTTCTTTGATTGCATCCAATTCCGTAATATGTGCAACATGGTCGGTTCCAAAATCTTCTTCATCAAACCCTTCAAATAAAATTTCTACTGGTTTTTCAATTCTATGTTGTTTGATAATTTGTTTTGTATTGTTGTCGGCCTCATTATAAACACTATCTACTAAACTCTTTTTTGAATGTTCAGATGGTACTATAATTAAATCCATTCTATTACAACCATGTACCCAATCTAATGGAGAATGTGTTGTTTCAATTGCCGCAGTAATACCAATATTATAATGTCCTACTGGTTGAAATTCATTTGGTACAGTAACCTGAATGTATATGTCCGGCTTTTGTTCAACGCGAGGAATAATGTTATCTACTACCCACTTATGAAATGGTTTATCATAATTAAGTGCATCCATTGGAGTATTGCCCCAACGAGTACTGATTATTTTAATTTCAAATTTATCTAATTTATAAAGAGAATGTAATAAATCTCTCGCGTGGTCACCATACCCACTTCTTGTTGCTACTGGTGCTTGAAATACTAATGTTGGTTTCATACTATAACTCTATTAACTTAAATTTTTGTTTTGGTTTCCAATTTTCAAATGCTCCTTCCATACCATCAACCAATGTTTTACACATTGCTTCTCTACTTAATAATCCTTCACCCATAAAATGTTTTCTACCTTTTAATGCAGCTTTATCTCTATCTTCTTTTGGCATTTTGTACCAATCCATAATTAAAGGAGTAATATCTTCAAAATCAACTCTATCATCAAAGATATATGGAGTAGGAACTGAACCAGTAGATGAACGAACTGGCCAAATTGGTGTAACCCAATCTCCCCAAACTACACCTGCTTTTTTATGTCTATCATGTAAAGAACCAATCTCAACATAATCTTCTGCTGTTAATAATTTACCCGTGCCTTTATCTCTAAATCCACATTGGTCTTGCAAACCACCCGTAACTGTTACTATGATTGGTGTTCCTGCCATTACTGATTCTGCAGTTGCTAAACCAAATCCTTCGTTAGATGCAACATTAATTGTCACATCACCCATATTATAAAGATAGTTTAATTGTTCTTCGGAATATCTATTTGGTGCAAATACTACATTTGTTTCAGGTGAACAACATTCTGCAATTGTTCTTGGTAAATCTGTTCCATGTTCTTCGACAGGTTGAGTATGCATTAATAAACACACTTTACTTCTTTCTTCCGGTCTTAATGCTTCGACAAATTTGTCAAATGCTAAAATAACATCAATTGGTTGTTTTCTACGAATGTTTCTATTATTCCAATAAAGAACAAATTCATATTCTTTATCACCAAATATTTCTTTTTTGAATTCTTGTGGAACTTCAATTGGTTTGTATAAATCCGAATTGATACCATGTGGTACATAACTTACTTGCCAATCTGCAGGTTTAGTCCAATGTTTCTCTTTATCCCATCCCCATACTCTACGGGTAATACCATATGTTTGTTTTGAAATACATCCAATCCAATCACAACTTTCATAATAATCTCTATTGTATTTTGGGTCTGGTAAATCATCCCAAATATGATAAAAGAAAAGGGGTACTGATTGGCGAACTTCGTGCTCCATCTCATACAACCAAATCCAATATCTTGGGTCGGTAAAGTGTAAAATAGCATCAGGTTTTTCTGTCATCAATAATTGGCGAATTACATCAGCATTACCATACCCGTCAAATGGATAGATTTTAACGTTTGCATCTTTTACACCAGTTTGTTCTCTAACACTATCGTTTAGGTCTAATACCTTTCCGGCTTCTGGATGTTTGATTGCAGCTCCTAATTGCACCCAATCATATTTGTCAACAGTTCCCATAACTAATTGTTTGGAAACATTAGCAATACCACTTGCCATTCGTAAATCATCCGATAATAACAGAATTTTCTTTTTTGCCATAACTTTTAAAATATATATTGTTTAATTTAAATTTTTTAATCCTCTATCACACAATCCCCTATGAAAAAACTCACACCATTCACATAGTTTAGTTGCGTTCTTTGGATAGTCTACATCGGTTCTATAATTACCATCTTTGTCAAATACACTCTCTACAAAGTCCGTAAAACCTTTCCAGGCTTTGTTTACTGACACCTTACCATTTGCAGGTATATGCTTACTCATTCTATGTGTTGGAATATCCTCTCTTACTTCTACCTTTCTTTTCAAAATGATAAACTCAACATCAATTACATCTTCGGAAATACTTAGTAATTCAGCGTAGAATTTTTTGTATAATAAGATTTGTGCACTTTTAACTGGGTCCGATTTTTGATACTTACTCCAACCTCTTGTAGAAGTTTTAAAGTCAATAATTCTGTATCTACCATTGAAGGTATCTCTAATAACCAAATCAATGAATCCCATAAAGTTTACATTCTCTGAAATCTTTGTGTTTATAGGTTGTTCAATTGCTACCAACTCATCGTGTTTTAACGAAAAGAATTTGTTAAAGTTTTTGGGTTTTTGAAACCAATCTAATAAGACATTTCCATCTTCTAAAAACTCTACCATTTCTTCTTTGGTGCATATTGTAGTATTGCCTATTTCCCCTTCGGTTTCTTTAAGAAATGCATCTCTCATTCTTTCTTTTAAATACTCTTGTAAATCAATCATTTTGTCAGCTTGTGACTTTGATATTCTTAAACATTTCTCCAAATAGTTTTGAAGTGTCTCATGCATTGCAGTTCCAAAGATTGAATGAATGTTAGATGATGACTCACCTAACTTATCTATGTATGCTAATTTGTATTGTTGTGGACAATTATGCCACATACTATATTGTGAAAATGATACTCTTGCCATAATAACTCTAATATAAGACAAATAATTGGATTTACCAAATTATATCTTAAGTTTTAGTTTAGTTATTTGCTTTTTATCTATACCATATTTTTCACAAACATATTTCATATATTCTCTACCTTCTCTTGTTGAATAAAGAACTTCTAAATAGTCAATTGCTTGATTTTCTGAACAATCGTATTCTTTCTTTATAAGGTCTACTATGAATTGTTCGTATTTATCTTCGGATTTTCCTTTTATATATTTCAAAAAGTATTTACCTTTTGGAATAACATCAATATACAACTTATACATTTCTTTTGGTTGTAATGTTTGTGTTAAGGGCAATAGAGATGCTACCAACTCAACCCATTCAGGTTTCATTGATAAAAATCTATTAATCATAAAATTACTCCAAGTCTTAACATCTTCATCAGATAGTTTGTCAAAATACTTTGGGTCTTGTATGG